ACGCCAGCCGCAACCGCCGTCTTGGGCCGGTTGGCGCGGCGGTGTTCGCGCAAGCCCTGGCGGGCGCGGTTCAGCTCTAACTGCATGTCCCGCAGCAGGTCGATGTCGCTCTGCGGATAGAGGCTGCGATCATCGTAGCCCTCGTTGAGCACCACCGCGAACCAGGGCCAGAACCGTTCTAGCTCCGCATCGGGCTTGCCGGGCTCCTGCAGGAAGTCGGGGTAGCCGTCGCACACAACGAAGGTCGCGCCGTCGCGGCGGGAGTAGATTTCCCAAACGCAGGCCGGGCTGCAGTCGCGGCTGTTCTCGCTGCCGCCCGCCGCGTAATGGTTCTCGGATGTTGTTTCGGTGGAGATACCGTCATCGCCATAGGCGGTGTATCCCGCCGAGCCCACGTCCACACCGTAGACCTCCTGGATTTGGTCCGGGGCCAGCAGATACTCCTGGGCCACCCAGTCCGATCCGAGGAAGCCGCGCAGGCTGCGGCACTTCTTGTCCGGGATGATCGCCGTGCTGTCCGGGTAGTCGAAGGACAGGCCCTCGCGCACGATCAGCCCGCCCTCCGCCGTGAGGGTGGCGATGTCGATGCGGAGCTGTTCGGCCTCGGCGTCGGTGTCGTGGAACTCCTTGTCCGCGAAGTCCGCCGTCAGCCGCTCGATGTTGGCGAGGCGCTCGCTCATGTCCGCGATCCGCGCCGCGATCTCCGGGGACATCTTCATGGCGCGCTGAAAACCGAGCTTCACATAGCCGACGCCAGTAACCACCGCGCGCCGCACGGTCATCTTCATCATCATCTTGAACGAGTTTACCTGCTCGTCCACGTTGTAGTTGTAGAAAATCTCCAGCGTCTTGCCGATGCGGTCCATCAGGTCGTTATACTGCTTGACCTGCTGCACTTCGGTCAGGATTTGCTGCACGTCCGGCGGCGGCGGCAGCCCCATCTGGACCGACTGCAGCACGGCCTGCTGCGCCTGCTGGATCGCGGCCTCTGTCCCGTCCCAGGTTGACGCCATGATCTTGTCCCGGCGCTTGGCGCGCACGGTCGGGTTCGCCGGATACAGCTCCGCAGTCCGCTGCAGGACATGGCGAAGGGCGATGTTGGCGACGTAGCGGTCATCACGGTCCAGCCGCTCGCTGTCGGCCCGGGTGCGCCGACGCCGACGCTTCCGGGCGGACACGTTGTCCTGCCACTGGTCGCCGTTCACGAAATCCATGTTCCAGCGCATACGTTCAAAGGCGCGGGTCCAGTGGCGCTTGGCGTCGCGCACATCCGAGGCCCAGCGCTCGACCAGCTTGCGGCGGGCGTCGGGAACCTGGGGCCGGTCCCGGGACACCATTTTCTGGCTGGGATCGTCCATGGGCTCGGGCTGTCCCAGGACAGCGCCCATCGTGGGGTCAACCCCCATCGGACCCGGGGGCGGGGCCAGCATCGCGCCCGACATCAAAACCCTCCTGTCGCGTAGCCCTGGCGCACGCTGCGCTCGGCCTGGTCACGCTGCATCTTCATCCAGCCGAACGTGCCCTCAGTGGCCTCCTTCGGCACATGGCTGCGCGCGTCGTAGGCTGGCACCTGCAGCGTGAGCCCGAGCCCCACATACGCCAGCGCGTCCACGAAATCATCGTGCGCGTCGTAGGGGAACTTCAAGAGCTGGTCCCGGGCGGCAGGCCACCAGATCGCGCGTTCGGGGAACTTCACCCGCCCCATCGCCATGCGGCCCTGGATGCTCTGCGCCCGGGTCTGCTTGTCCGCGATGGGCTGCATCTCGATGATCGAACAAAACGTCTGCGTCTCCAGCATCCGCTTGCGGAGAAAGGGTCCGATGGACTTGGAGATGTGCGAGCGCTCGGCCCACCAGAACACCGGCTTGTGCGCCTTCATCATGCGCAGCATCGCTTCCACCGCCTGCTCGGCGCTCATGTTCCGCCAGACGCAGTCGTTCAGGACCCAAATCGTATCGTGCTCGTCCACGCCCACCAGCAGCAGGCAGGTCTTGTCCGCGTTCTGTTTCAGCGACACCGCATGGTCCGAGGCCGCGTAGATGCGCAGCGCGGCGGGCAGCTCGTTGGGCTTGTAGGTCTGCAGCCACTTGGAACTGAAGAACGCGCCGCCAGCGGGCGAGGGCTTGCCCTGGTAGAGCGCCGAGAAGCCGCGCGCATCGCGCCGCTGCAGCGACAGCAGGAACTCAGAGCCGAAACGGCTGGGCCAGAGGGCTTCGCCGGGCTGGCGGCCCATCACGTCCTTGCCTTCCTCCAGTGCGAGGGCGGGCATGTCGATGATCCGCCACTCCGCCGCCTCCTCGGGGTCGTAATAGGCGTTGGTCGGGTCGGTCAGCCGCCCGATCAGGTCGTCCTGGTGCCAGCGGGTCTGGATCAGCATGATCCGGCCCGACTGGTCCATGACGCGGGACGCGATGACTTGGGTAAACCAGGTCCAAAGCGTGTCCCGGATGGTCGGGCTGTCCGCCTCGTGACGGTCCTTCAAGGGATCGTCTATGACCAGCACGTCGCCGCCGCGCCCGGTGATGGTGCCGCCCCGCCCGACGAACGCCAGCACGCCGCCAAACTGGGTTTCCAGCCGGTCCGCCGCCGCCGAACCGTCTTTCAGCCCCATCTGCGGGAACACCTGGCGGTAGGCGGGGCTCTGGATCACGTCCCGCACGGCCCGCCCGATGTCGAGGGCGAAACGCTCGTTGTAGGTGCCGAAAATGAGGCTGTTATGGGGGTTCCGGCCCGCATACCAGGCCGGGAACATCTTGCTGGCGAGCTGGGTTTTGCCGTGCCGGGGCGGCAGGCTGATAATCAGGCGCTTTATGGCCCCCTTTTCCAGCTCCTCCAGCGCCGCGCAGATCACGCGATGGAAGGTTTCGGGGACATAACGTGAGAAATCCGGGTCCGCCTCGTGTCCCGGGACAGGCATCATCAACCGGGTGAACGCGAGCATGTCGCTGTGAGCGTCGATGCACGCGATCAGCCGCTTTAGGATGCTTTCGTAACGTAGTTCGTCCCTAGTCACGGACCATGCGCCCAGTCCTGCCGGTAGTCACAGGTCGGACAGCGCCACCCGTCCGGGGTCGGGATCAGGACGCGGTCCCCTTCATGGTCGTTGCCGCAGGTGTAGCCATGAAACCGCTCGTCCCGCTGCTGCCGCTGCAGCGCGGCAACCTGCTCGTCCGACCAGGGCGCGAAAATCTGCCCGCTCATAGGGCCACCGCCGCGAACAGGGCGCTGTCCGCGTAGACACTGGGATCGTCGCGCATCCTGACGCGGATGCGGTAGTTGTCCCCCTCCGGCAGCCACCAGACCGTGTCGAACGCGCCCGAGCTGGCGTCCCACGGGGACCAGTTCGTGAGCTGGACGAGCTGGTCCGGGTCTGTCCCGGACAGCGCCGCTATCTCGACCTCGCAGCCGGGCTCGACCGTGCCCGAGATGACCACGGCGTCGTTCGGGCTGGGGTTGTCCGGGTCGTTCACCGCGATAACCGAACTCGGGATCGTCACGCCGGGGATCAGCAGCGCCGTGTTGCCCGCGAAGCCCGAGCCCGGGGCAGTCCCGATCCACAGGCGCGGCGCACCGCCCCCGGGCGGTGTTTGCTCCACGTAGAGCAGGCCCGGGGGCAGGCTCCCGACCGGCGGCGGCAGGTAGCCGACGCGATAGCCGGGTAGCGTCATCACCGTCTGCAGGTCGGGCGACTTCGGACTGGCCGCCTGCTGGAACCCCGGCGACGCGCCGGTCTCCACGACAGGGCCAGTGCCGCCCCGGGGCCAGCCAACCCGGGAAGGGAGGCGCGGCAGCTCGTTCTCCGCGCGCTCCAGGTCCACGTCCAGCACGGCTTTCCGGGGTCGGCCCATGGCGGTTACTCCTCTCCTTCGTCGTTCCCGGGCGCAGGCGGGATTTGGCTGCGCCTGTTCTTGGCTTCGGCGTCACGCCGCGCCGCCAGGTCCGCCCGACCGGGCGGGTCGCCGGGCATGGTCGGATGGTCCTGCTCAGGCTCCACGCCGGTCCGCAGCAGCTCCTCCACCGCCGGATCGCGCCCGCCGGGTTCTGGCGGGACAGGCGGCATCCCCGGGGACACGGGCCGCTCGCCGGGAGCGCCCACCTGGCCCTTGGCGTCGAAGGTGTGCGCGGGCCAGCCGCCCGGGTCTGTCCCGGCAACCTCGGTATCCGGCCCGGTCGGCGGCTCGGTGTGGGACGTGACATGCCGCTTCTCGGCGGGGTTCAGCTCCTCGGCCTTGCCCTCCGGCAGCTCGGTGCGGATGGGCCGCGCCTCGTCCGGGACATGCTCCACTTCGGGCTGCTGATCCTGGTCGCGATCATGCTTCGTCGGCATCGTTTTCTCCTGGTTGCGGGGTCGGCTGGACCGGGGCCTGGGACGTGTGGAGCTGCGCCATAAGCTGCCCCTGCATGGCCTGCATGACGGGCAGGAACTGGTTGATCGAGCCCTCGCCAAGCTGGCGGAACACAAGCTGCCACTCGGGCATGGCGAGGGCGATGGACAGCACCTGGACTTGCGGCACGGGAGCGGCGTGTCCGTTCACGCGGCGCGGCTCGGGGGTGCGGTTCATGCGGCAACGGCCTCCAAGGCTGTGATCCGGTCCAGGAGCTGCTGCACGGCGCGGATCAGGTAGGGCACCGCGAGCTGGTGGACGATGGTGTGCAGGTCGAACGGCACGCCCGCGTCCCGCAGGCGCTCGGCGGTCTGCTGCGTGACGCCCACCATTTCGGGGATGAACTCGCCCACTTGCTGCGCGATCAGGCCGATGGGGACGAACTGGTCGCCCGCCGCCAGGCGCTCGGCCCGCTCGTCCTCTGTCCCCGGGACATAGGCGGCCACGACCTTGGCCGGGACAGCGAACTCCAGCACCTGGACCTTGGCGAGCACTTCCAGCGCGTCAACCTTGGTCGGGCCGACATCGCGCTTGATCCGGGCATCGCTGATCACATCGACATAGGAGTTGTAGACCGTCGTATCCCAAGAGATCGCCTGCAAGGCCACGCCGGTCGGGCCGCCCGCGCCGCCGACGTAACCCGCGCTGCCGAAGTTGGTCGCGGTCGCCAGGACAACCTCAGTCCCGTCGATCAGGATGCTCGGGAGCGCGGCTTTCTGTGCCGCCGCGCCGCGCAGTGCCCAGTCAAAACTGAGCTTGTTGCCGAGGTTCTTCGCCAGCAGCTTGCCGCCAGTCGCGCCACCCAGGAAAGACCCATAAAACTGGCCGTTAGTCGAAACGTTCCCGCCAAGGTTCATGTTGCCACTGTTGTCTATAGTCACGGTTACGGCGGTCATGTTGCCCGCCGTATCCGCGTAACCAAACTCGATGTTGCCGTTACTGTCGTTGACCCGGAAACCCGATACGTGGTTACTGGTCGTGCCCCAAGAGCCGACCAGCCCGCCGAAACCCCCGCTGCGGAACGCCATCAGGTGGTCCGCGATGGCCGCCACGTTCGCGCTCAGGGTGTTGCCGCAGCTCAGGTTGCCCGCCGTCACGGTCACGTTGCCGGTGGTGACGGTGAGCCCCGCCGCGAGGGTCATAAGCCCGCTCGCGCGGGCGATGATCAGCGGGGTGTCGAGGAGTGATCCGGCGTCGCTATAGCGCGTGAGCGTAAAGTCCGACCCAGCGTTGCTGCCGCCGCCTTCCGCCGTCGCGTTGGCGTTCAGCCGCCACCGCGAGACGCCTGCCGTCTGCCAGTGGATGAAACGAGGGTTCCCGGCTGCGCCGTTCAGCGTGAAAGTCGGCCCTGTCGCCGTGTTGCTCCCCACGGTCACAGTCGGCGCGCTGACCCCGCCCGTTGTCATCAGGGCACCCGCATCGGTCAGGGTCCAGATCGCTGCCCCGGCGTTGTTCAGCCAGGACAGGATGCCGCCCGTGAGCTTCAGCGTCTTGGCCGGGTTCGCGCCGTCGCCGGTCAGCTTGAGCTGCAGCCCGCCCGCCGTGGCCCCGGCGTTGATGGCGAGCTGCACGCCCGCCGAGGTCAGCGGGTCGTTGAGCGTGACACGCCCACCGAGGGCGATGTCCCCGGTCTTGCGCGTGATCGAGATGCTGTCCCCGATGAGGTTGCCGCTGTCATCGAAGCGCTGCAGCTCGAAGTCCGAGCCGACGCCCGCGCCGGTCTCGGCTACGCTGTTGACCAGCAGCTTCCAGCGCCCCTTGCCCGCCGTGAGCCACTGGACGGGGCGCGGCGAGCCCGCCGCGCCGTCGATGGTCAGATAGGGCGCGGTCGCCGTGTCCCCACCGATGACGGCGCTGGGCAGGAACAGGGTGCCGGTGAGGGTGCCGCCGGTCAGGAGCAGGTAGCCCGCGAGGGCGTTGGCAAGATCGGTGGCGGTCTGGTAGCCCGCCGGGTTGTTGGCGGCGTAACGGCTGGTGTCCACCGGATGCACATGGTCCGAGCGGGACGCCGTGCCCGCCAGGCCCGGGGCCGCCGACCCGTTCATCACCGGGTTTGCCGTGCCGTAGGCCGCCGTGGCGAGCGCCCCGAAGGCCACGCCGTTGGTCTTGAGCACCGTCAGGACGCCCGTGCTCGGGATCAGCGAGCCGTCGCCCGTGACAGAGAAGCCCGCCAGCGTGGTGCCGCTGTTCCACTGGATTTGTCCCGTGAGCCCGCCCGCGCTGGCGGTCCCGGCAGGTCCCGCCGGGCCGGGTATCCCCTGGGGGCCGAGAGGCCCCACCGGGCCTTGCGGCCCCGGCGGTCCGGTCGGACCGGCTGGCCCGACGAGGTCGCCGCTCTGCAGCAGCTCGGCGGCGTGGTTCGCCCACCAGCGGGCGGACCAGTGGTCCCCGGTAATGCCCATCACGGCCAGGATGTTCGGCGGGATGGTGTCGGGCATGTGCTCCGCCCACGCCTTCGCCACGGTCGCATAGTCGAGGGCTACCGCCTCCGCGCCGATAGCGTTGCTGGCGGCGTTGGTCGCCGCCGTCGCCTGGCTGCGGGCGTCGAACTGCGCTGCCTGCGCACCGGTCAGGGACTGGCTGGCGATGGTGGCCGCGCTGCTCGCGGTCGCCGCCGACCCCGCCGCCGCCGTGGCCGATCCCGCCGCGCCCGAGGCCGAGGACGCCGCGTTGCTGGCCTGTCCCGAGGCTGTCCCCGCCGAGGCCGCCGCCTGGTTGACCAGGGGGCTCACCTGGGCGATGGCGTCCTGGGCGATGAAATCAAACAGGCCGGGGACAAGCTGGCTCTGCCCCACTGTCCCGGGCCGCAGGGACCCGTCCGTGTTCAGCGAGGTCTGCACCCACGCCAGGGTGGCCGACACCGAGGCGTTCGTGGTGTCGAAGCAGCTATCCAGCCAGTTCCCCGGCTGCGGCGTGGTCGGGTTGTTCGTGCTCCAGTCGGTGAACGAGAACGCCCGGCCCGGCGGCATCGGCTGCGCTGCGCGCGGCCCGGCTACGGGCTTGCGACCATCCAACGGCATCACCCTCGCTCCGCTCGGTTGATGAAGCTGCGCAGCATCAGCTTCGTGCCCCCAGGACAACGCTGAGCGCGCTGACCGT